AATGGCAACTCATAGATATCGAAACGCGAGAAACAGTAGCGACCCTTGGATACCCGTTTGATTTGGACGGGGAAGCTTGGAGCTGGGGAGCGATTGAAAAAGCATTTGATTTACAATGCAGCAAAAACGGCCATGATCTAACTTTAATAGGGATCGCGAATGCCACGAAAACCCAAACCTAAACCCAAACCCCAAAGCAAGGCCCAGAAGTTCAGGGACAGGAAAGGAGCGGTGAAATGAAATGGAAGTTTTTCACACAAAGGGAGAGCTAGACAGGGCTATCCAAAAAACATATCCAAGACTATCAGGGGCTGGTTGTAACATTTTGGCATTGGATATTATTTTAAGGAGTCAGGGAAGTTCTCTTGAAAAAATCTTAGATAAAATGAAGGTGCCAGGAAGTCCCTTTTTGAAACTTCCATCAAGAGATTAGGCATGCGTAAATCTAAGAAACTGCACCCGGTCGCCCAATACGCGACGGATATCGTCAAGGGCCGAATCCCTGCCAATAAATGGGTAAAGCTCGCCTGTAAGCGTCACCTCCAGGACCTGAAGACAGGGAAGAAGCGCGGCCTATACTTCGACGAGGCGGCGGCGGATCATGCAATTTCGTTCTTCCCGGAGTTCCTTATTTTCTATGAAGGCAGCTTTGACGGCAAACCCTTCAACCTCACACCAAATCAGCAATTCATTGTGGGTTCTATCTTCGGCTGGAAACGGAAAATTGACGGATTCAGGAGATTCAGGACGGTGTATTGTGAGATGGCCAAGGGCCAGGGAAAGAGCCCGCTCGCCGGCGGAATCGGCCTTTATTGCCTTGCCTTTGACGATGAACCAGGGGCGGAGGTCTATGCGGCCGCCGTCACCAGAGAACAAGCCGGAATCACCTTCAGGGATGCCCGGACCTTTGCCGAGAAATCCGAATCACTCCGGGAAATGCTGATCATCGATAAGCACAATATCGCCTACCCGGCGGAAAACAGCTTTTTTCGGGCGGTATCCTCCGAGCACCGGGGCCTTGACGGAAAACGACCCCACGTCGCCCTAATAGACGAGATCCATGAGCACCCTAATGACCTTGTAGTCCGAAAGATGAGCGCCGGCATGAAGGGGCGGCGCCAGGGCCTCCAGTTTGAAATAACCAACTCCGGCTATGACCGGCACTCCATCTGCTACCAGCACCACGAATACACCGAGAAGATCCTGGAGGGGACCATTGAAGATGACGCCTGGTTTGGCATGATGACCGGGCTTGACGTTTGCCCTAAGTGCGCGGGCGATGGCAAGACGATCCCGCAAGACGGCTGCCCGGATTGCGATGATTGGCGGGATGAGGCGGTCTGGGAAAAGGCGAATCCTAACCTCGATTACCTCGGGGCACCCTTCCGCGACTACCTCCGGCGCCAGGTGGAGGAGGCTAAAGCCATGCCGAGTCAAGAAAATATCGTCAAACGCCTTAATTTTTGTATTTGGACAGAATCAATCACGCGCTGGATTCAGGCGGATAAGTGGAACTCCTGCGCCTTCCCGGTCGACCCGGAAGCACTAAAGGGCCGGGCCTGCTACGGAGGGCTTGACCTTTCATCAAACCTTGATCTCACGGCCTGGGTGAAGGTGTTCCCCCCGGAAGAGGACGGAGGGCGTTACGAGATCCTTTGCAACTTCTTCCTTCCCGAGGACAACATGCGCGAGCGGGTCCACCGCGACAAGGTCCCCTATGACGTATGGGCGCGGCAGGGATTCATCACCCTCACCCCTGGGGACCTGATCGATTATGCCTTCATCCTGGACCAGATCCGACAGGACACCGAGAATTTCCACATCGCGGAGCTTGCCTTTGACCGGTGGGGCTCACAGAAGATCACGACCGACCTTCAGGGACTCGGATTTGAGATCAAGACCGAGACAAGCAAGGCGGAATCAACTGGCATGGCGCTGGTCCAGTTTGGTCAGGGCTACGCCTCCATGGCAGCCCCGGTCAAGGAAGTCGAAAAGATGGTGATCGGCAAGGAGATCGCACACGGCGGCAACCCGGTCTTGACCTGGATGGTGTCGAATGTGGCGATCAAGATGGACCCTGCCGGGAACCACAAGATTGACAAAGAGAAGAGCACGGAACGGGTTGATGGAGCTGTGGCGCTCTGCATGGCCATTGGGCGGGCGATGCTGAAGGGTGGACCGGTCAAGAGTGGATATGAGGAAGAGGGGGCGGAAGTCTTAACGTTTTGATGGAGGCGAGATTGACCGATCTTCCCGAAAAGGCAACATACCGGGTAAGTGAAATAGCGACATATTATGGCGTCACCGAGCGGACGGTCTATTTATGGATCGAAAAGGGCCAGCTTGAAACTATCCAAACGCCAGGAGGTCAATCCAGAATCACCCGCGATGCCCTCGATAAGTGCAGATTTCCATCAAAAGAAGAAAAGAAATTGTGAAGTCTACGGAAACTTTCGGAAGTTTGTGTAATTGACTCTTTCCTGTTTTTCCCGTCATAATATACCCACCTAAGATAAATACTCATTTTTTCACATCTAAAGAGTGGATTTATGTAAGTGACAATATTCGGAAAGACTGGCCACGTCATAGCGTCCCCATTCGTCGCGCTCTGGAAAGCGTTCGACATTAGGGACGTTTTGCTTTTAGGCGGGCTTACCATGCTGGGGCGCGGTCTTTATCTCCGGTGGGGCGAGTGGTTGGCCTTTTCTGTTTGCGGAGGACTCCTGATGATTATAGGCTACCTGATGAGGGGTAAGTGATGGGGATAGTTGGTCGCATGATTCGACCCCAAGCCGCGTCATGGGCGCCCGAAGACGACCGATGGTACTTACCGGGCGGCTCTTCTTATGGCGGATTTTCCCCTATACAAAGCGGAGTTTCAGTCAATTCCGATTCAGCCATGCGGTTGATCACGGTCCAGAACTGCGTAAGGATGCGGGCCACGACCCTTGCAAGGCTTCCATGCCATGTCATGCAGCGGGTGGGAAAGATGAAGGAACGGGCGACCGACTTCTATCTTTACGAAAAGCTCCATGATCAACCTAATTCATGGATGACGGCTCCGGAGTTCTGGGCGATGGCCGAGGCCCATATTTGTCTACGGGGCAATTTCTACGTTTACAAGCTGGGGATTGAAGGGCGCTCCATCCTCGAATTGATCCCCTTAAAGCCCGATGCCGTCCAGGAGGTTGTGCAGCACGAAGATTACAGCTTGACCTATAAAGTCAGGGTAGGAGGAAAAGATCGATCATATCCTGATACGGGCGGAGTCGGTGGAAGTTCTGCTGTCAAAACCGTCGATATCCCTCAAAACCGAATCATGCACCTCCGAGGGCTCACCCTCAACGGATATATGGGAGTAAACCCGATCGAATATGCCCGCGAGACGGTGGGACTCAATATGGCAAGTGTCCGATTCCTTTCGCGGTTTTTCGGAAAAGGCCTCCATCCGAGCGCGGTGATAAAGCACCCCCTCTCCCTGTCGGCGCCCGCTCATGCGAACCTCAAGGCGAATCTCAAGGAAAAATACGAAGGGCTTAGCAAATCCCATGAGTTCATGCTGCTGGATGAGGCAATGGATATTACGTTTCCACAAATAAATTTGGTTGATGCCCAATATATTGAGCAGATGAAGCTATCCGACGCCCAGATATGCGGCCTCTTCCGGGTCCCCTTGATGCTCGTGAACGCCGGTGATAAGGCGCCCACCTATGCCAGCGCGGAACAATTCATGCTATTCTATCAGATGTTTTCTATCGATGCACCAACGTATGAATCCGCAATACGCCGCGACCTTCTGACACCTGAAGAGCGCAAAAAATACTATGCAAAATTTAGCCTGGAGGCCCTGTTACGCGGATCGATGAAGGATCGATCCACATTTTATAAAACCATGGTGAACGCCGAAATTTTCAACCCCAATGAGGTCCGGGATCTGGAAGACATGAACCCCTACGATGGAGGGGATGAATATCGCACTCGAACGAGTACAACCAAAGATTCAGGCGATGCCGATCAAGGAGATACAAAATGAAACTCGCATACAGGACAAAAGCCGTCGCGAAAGCGATCAGCGGAATCTATAACCGCCCGCTTGACAAGTTCGATTGGTACGAGATCAAAGCGCAAGCCGATGACGAAATGGAAATGCTGATCTATGATTTTATAGGATGGCCTTTCAACGATGCAGGGGAAATAGTTCGCGCCATTGCCGATATGCGCGGGAAAAAGATCACGGTCAGGATCAACTCTCCAGGTGGGGACGTGTTCGACTCCATGGCGATCTATAACGCCTTCACCTCTCATGATGCCAAAATAACGACTCGGGCCGAGGCCCTGGCCGCCTCCGCCGCTTCGATCATCCTGCTTGCCGGTAAAGAGGTCCAGGCCTACCAAAACGCCATGATGATGATCCACGACCCCTGGATGCTCGTGGCCGGGAATCGTTTCGACCTACGCGAGGCCGCCGACATCCTGGATAAGATCAGCGATAACATGGTGGATATCTACTCAAAACAATCGAACGTCGGCAAAAAAGAACTTCGCGACATGCTTAAGGATGAAACTTGGCTAACAGCAAAAGAGGCCAAAGAGAAGGGCTTCATTGATACTATTGTGGATGGCAAGGCGGCGAAAGCCAGCTTTGATCTTTCCATGTTCGCCAATGTGCCGGATGAGTTGAGACCGAAAGAGGGCGGGCAAGATCCAACGATTAGAGACATAGAGAAAGCCCTACGGGATGTGGGCCTTTCTCAAAGTAAAGCCAAGGCGCTGTTATCGGGAGGATGGCGGGAGACTGGAGGCGAAGAGGAACAATTCAATGAAATCAAAAACCTACTAACACAATCAATCTCAATCTGGAGGTAATGAAAATGGAGTTATCAGAATTGAAAAAATTGATCGAGGATATGAACCGGGCCTTCGAGGCTTTTAAGGCCGAAAGCGCGACCAAGATCAAGGCGCTGGAAGATCGTGGGACGGTCGATCCGTTGCTTGACGATAAAATCAAGCGGATCACGGATGACATCACGGCCATGTCGAAGGTGAGCGCCCAAATGGAGGCAATCGAGAATACCGTTGCCAAAATGCAAGCGCCCGGCGGCGGCATCGGAGGCGATCCGAACCGGGTATATGAAAGCCTCGGTGATCAGTTGCGAGACGTTTATAACGCGGCCAACCCGGATATGTCGAGCTCTCTCAAATCCGAATCCATGGCACGGCTAAAGAAAGTAAGGGCCGCGACCGGGGCCGGGGAGGGAATACCGTCTGACGGCGGATTTCTTGTGCAGCAGGATTTCGCGTCCATGCTGGACCAGGGGATAATGGCGACCGGGCTTCTCCCTTCACGATGCTTTCAGATCCCTATTTCCGGGAGTGCCAATGGCCTCAAGGCTAACCTGATTGACGAGACCAGCCGGGCCAACGGATCACGATTTGGAGGGATTCAGGTTTACTGGGCGGCTGAGGCAGCCACCGTGACGGCCACAAAACCGAAGTTTCGTCAAGCGATTTGGGACCTGAAGAAACTCTTTGCACTTTTCTATGCGACCGAGGAGCTCCTGCAGGATGCGGCTGCCATGACCGCAATGGTTAATCGCTGGTTCCCGATGGAGTTCGGGTTTAAAATGGACGACGCGATTATCAACGGAGTCGGGGGCGGATTGCCGCTCGGAATCCTCAATTCCGATTGCCTGGTAGCCGTGGCGAAAGAGACTAACCAGCTGGCGGACACCATCGTGATCCAGAATGTGCTCAAGATGTATGCCCGGATTCTGGATTCAAGTCGGCCGAATGCCGTATGGCTTATCAATGCGGATTGCTTCCCTCAGCTCTACACCATGAGCCTTTCAGTCGGGACTGGTGGGGCTCCGGTCATGCTCCCCCCTGGAGGCGCTTCGACCGAGCCCTACATGACCCTCCTGGGCCGCCCGATCATCCCGATTGAGCAATGCGCAACAATCGGAGACCAGGGCGACATCATATTTGCCGATTTCAACGAGTATGCGTTGGCAGATAAGGGCGGGATTAAATCGGCCATCTCCATGCATGTCATGTTTATTTATGATGAGATGACCTTCCGATGGACCTATCGCGCTGATGGAATGCCCTTCAGGAATTCGGCATTGACCCCCTACAAGGGAAGCGCAACAAGGAGCCCGTTCATCGCATTGGCGGCCAGGTAATTTTCACCGGATATGAATATTTTTACAAAATAGGAGGATTCAATCATGATTTTAGCAGAACAATATAAAATCGTACCGGTGGCGAACAATTACGATTTGTCCACCCACGACACGTTGATGACCCTGGATTCCATCAATATGAAAGGGTTCCATCATTGCACATTCTTGGTCCAGTTCCACACAATCGCAACCGCCTCTCCGCTCGTGTATGTTTACAGCGGGGCCACTGATGGGGCGCTTAGTTCGGCTCTGACTTTCACCTATGCGTTCGGTGGAGCGACCATTCTTACCGCAGATTGTGACGTTTTGGCAGCCTGGGCGACCAGTGCGGCCTTGACCATCACGCACGGGACTTATGACAATTACCTGTTGGTGGTCGAGGTTGACGCCGACATTATGGACCTGGCCAACGCGGAGGCATGGCTGACAATGAACCTCACCGATCCGACGACCGGCTGTACCGGAAATTTGAGCGTTGTCGCGATCCTCCAGGCCCGTTACAACAGCAATCGATCAATCACCGCCCTTGAATAAAAGAGGGTGAATTTTGGGCGGTCGAAAGGCCGCCCATCATAGGGGGAATGTCATGCCATTACGATATGATGAAATTCAAGAGGTCAGGAGTATCGTTAAAGAGGAGATCGAAAGGGCGATCATGAAAAAAGAAAAAGATACGCCCACCCTGGATGGAGCGGCAAAAGGGCCAGCGACCCCGACAGGAGCTTCAAAAGGTTCTCCGTCCGGGGGTGGATTCTTGACCCAACCATCGACCAAAGAAGGAGGTAAAAAAAGATGAAACGATTTAAATATCTATCAATTACAGCGGCACTGGTGCTGCTTTTTGCCGGGCTTGTCTATGCCGGGAACAAAAGCCCGATGTTTTCCCGACACCAACCGGGCGGCATGTTCGGTGTGATCAATGAGACGCAGACGACCGGGAATATCTGGTTCGTCGATTCGGGGTCTGCGAATGCGTCCGATGCGGCTGGTTTTGGACAAAACCCGGACGCCCCTTGTGCTACAATCGATTATGCCATAGGATTGGCAACGGCCTCAAATGGTGATTGGATTGTTGCCATGCCGGGCCATACCGATACAGTCTCGGCAGCTGGATCTATAGCGGCGGATGTTGCAGGGATCAGGATCATCGGTTTGGGAGAGGGAATAAATCGTCCAGTAATAAGCTGGTCGGCGGCGGCTGGCTATGTCTCAGTAACCGCAGCCAACGTGACGTTTGAAAATCTTGTATTCGATATGAGCCCTGGAACTGGGCTTGCGGCCACCGGAGTCTCTATCTACAAGGATGTCACGGATACCAAGTTTGATAAATGCACCTTTCTCCTGAACAACGGGGCCGGGCAGGTCACCCATGCGATTTATGCGGAGGCCGGAGGTACGAGAACGCAAGTAGCCAACTGTCAATTCCTCGGGGCAATGGACTCTCAGACCGGGGTTAGCGATGTGATTCAGGTCGCCGGGGCTGCCGTAAATGATGTGAAAATCTCCGGGTGTGACATTAGGGCTTATTCGTCCAATGCACTGATCTACGTTGTGTCCGAGGTGACGGGATTTCAGGTTGACAATAGCAATCTCGTCAATTTTAACGGTGCCAGCACAACCAACCTTTGCATTGATGCAACAAGCGCGGTAGGTCTCGTCAGGAACACTTCAACCGCATATCCGAATGTCGGGACAGGAGTTACAGTGACAACGGGGGCATTAACGAATACTTCCGGCCTGTAATTAGTCGATTTATTAATGCTTGGTGGGGGAGTGGATTTATTACCTCCACTCCCCCACTTCAGGGGTGATCTAATGAAAAAGATATTTACAATCCTCCCATTATTGATCTTGCTTGCCATGACGCCCAATTTGGCTTTTGCCAAAACCTTCGATCTCAGCACGAGCGCCACCCTGACCAGCGGAAACACGACCGTTGTCAATGGCGGGGTTTCGACGTTTGTCGTCAACGGTGTGGCTGCCTCCTATGATCTCTATCCGCAGCTAAATCGATATTATGCTTTCGGCTTTGCGCTCTCCCATGTTACGCCTTCTCAAGTTGCCTTGGATGCCGGGAATTGGTCCGGAGTGACATTCTCGGTCTATGGGAAATTCAAGAGCGAAGACAGCACGGTCCCCTGGGATGCGGTCGAGCCCGTCTATTTTATCAAGGATGAGGCTGCCGATAGCGCTACAAGCCCCTATCCGAGGTGGATAAGTGTCCCCCCTGCCGATCTTGCAAGGATCTATTTTGTGAGCGAGGGTGGAAATACCGCTTATGGACTGGCCACCGGGAAATTGATAGCGAGTGAGATCCCATTGGAGATCACGGACGCACCGATTGTCATATCTGAGGGCACATTCACTATGCCAGCATCCGGTACGGGAGTTAGCCAGTTTACAGCTGCGAGCATCGGAACCTTTCCCAATGGAGTCAATTTGGGGAATTTACAGCTTCTGAGTGGTGCATCCTGCTTTTTCACCACAGATGGTTCAACGCCGACTGCGTCCTCTTTTGTCCTTACGAATAAAAGCGTTCTGAAATTGAAAGAGGATGAGGCCAGGAAGCTGAAGCTCATAACAGGAGTAGAGGCCACGACAGTTCGCTTTCAACTGCTTGGTGGGAAACCATAAGAGGATAAGAATATGAAAAAATTAATGATTGCGTTCCTCCTGATGGGAGTGATGCTTTTCCCATTTTCCGGGGTCGCCTTTGAGATTGATCGGGCATTTGTCTTGACTGATGATGTGCTCGGAACTTCCCATCATTGGACAGGCACGCAGACCTTCGATGATGTTGTTATCTCTGGAGGGACGGTTTATGCTACCCTCAACACCCCCTCTTCCAATTTCAGCACTTCCGGCGCTACCCTCACCCAAACGCAAGCCAACCTACCCATCACGCAGATACTCCAGGGCACGGCCGCCGGTGTGATAGGGAGTGCGATTTATGACGCAAGCGGGGCTACGAAGGAGGCGATAGATCAGGCTGGGAATAAGTATATTAGTGGGAAGATGGGTGTTGGAATTGGCGTTCCTTCAGATCCAATCCAATTTGAGGTGGGGGGCAACATTCAGGCTTATAGGGATGGTGCTCATGTATACGTTGAAGATGATTCTGGACCAGTGGCAGATATTTATGCGGGGGATACTTCTATAGAAATAGGATCGTCCAATAATTATGAAGTGCGTTTCAAGGTTAATGATCTTCAAAGAGCAGTCATAAAAACAAGCGGCAGCTTCGGCATCAACACCACCTCCCCCAACGCCAACGTCAAGCTCGATGTCGATGGTATTATCGGTGCTCAGTCAGGGGTCTCGGTTGGCGCAACGTCGCCTATCTCTGGATTGACCTCTTTCGTCTGTATTGATTCCGGCGTTTCTCCTGTTGGAAGTATGACAAGAGGGGCTATTTTCTATTCGGTAAACAATGAGATGTGGGTAAATGACGGGAACGGGACTCATACCCAGATATCCCCTCATGATCCTGAAACAGGGGAGCTGTACGTCAATTCCTATAACATCTATACCGGCAAGGGCGAGAAGTATTATCCTAAAAGACAGGTCACGATTGAATACATTGTTGAGAAAATCAACCCCGAGATAGTGGCAAAGGTAAAGTTTGTCAAAGCTTATGTGGCAGATGAAAGTAATGCTTCATGGGCAATTGTTTCCAAAGAAGAAGCTATCGAGGCCAACATAGTTGAAGAGGAAGTGGTGATTACAGATAGTAAGTTTGTTAAGGCATTCAATCCAAAAACTGGTGAGATTGAAACAAAAGAGGGAACCTATATTCTGAAGAAAGAAAAGTCTCAAAGACAAGATGGCTGGAAGATAAAAACTAATTGTCGTGTGGATGAAATAACAGGGATATTTGAAAAGAGGATAATGGCAACACCTGAAAAGGCTGAGAAGGAGTTCAAGTTCAACTGGGAAAGAATGCCTAAGTTTGTGCGAAATGCTTGGGGTAAATAGTCGAGGCTATGCCGCTGACGA